GTCAAACGACACATTAGCTTCAATTCCAAGAGGTTTAGGAGTCGGCTCGACGCCGATGGGGAAACGGTTGTCTGCAAAAAGAACCTCTGTAATCTGAGCGTAGCTCGCGTTTACCTTTGTCTTAGTAATCTTGATAAACGCTCTGGATTTTTCCGTCGCCGTAAACTGGACATCCGGTCCGTACAGACCACGGAAGTTTCTATAGGCTTCTAACCAGCGATTTTCATCAAAGTATCTTGCTTCCTTAGCGCGGTAGTACCGCTGCATAATATAAGACACGAGCGGCGAGTACTTAAGATTCTCCTGATGGACAGCCTGTTTGTCCTTGGGCTCTTGCAAAGAGATAGTCTCAGACGTGATCTCCATGCTGGAGAGAGCCGTGGGCTCAAGCGTACTCATAGGAGTACCGGTTAGAAATCCACCGTTAGCCATGTCAATCCTTTAATATCCAAATACTGAATCTGTGGGCCTGTAACGGGGTTTCGTCACACCCTTGTTGAATGTTTCGAACACAGTATGGCCACTCGGGCGAGTCATAATGCCGTATCGAAGAGAGTCATATGAGTGATCGTCAGCGTACTTGTCATCGATGTCATCCTTACCATCGGGATGGACAGGAATAACTTCGAGGGTAGAAATGATATGCCGACAGTCCTCAGTGAACTGAATAGCGGGCTTTTCCGTATACGGATCGATCTTCAAGAGCTCATGCAGCCGGTTCATACCAGCCTTACGAGACCCGTCTGTTCGATCTGACGGACGCCAGCGTGTACCAGCAGCAATCATTTCCTCAGCGATGCTAGGCCCGTTGTGGCCCTTTTGGTGCCAACAAGAAGAATCTAGGACTCCGTACGAGATCGACTCACCTGCTTCGAGTTCAAGTACTTTTCGGGCAAGGTCACGAGCGGTGAGTCCCTTAACATACAGCTCGCGATACACGTACACAGTTTCGTTGGAATCGACTGCATACCAATGAACGCAAGAGGCGCTTCGGCTAGAGAAACCAAAATCACAGCTTCTGAATTTACGCCAAGTGCTAGGCACTTCAAATCGGGGCACAACGTGTAGTGATCGTCTAAATTCGGGAAAAGCAGCTCCGTCTGCGACATTCCAATCTCCATCTAGGAGCTGTCTCCGCTCTTGCTCAGGCATCGACAGCAGATTACCCTTGTACTCGTAACCGAGGTAGGGATTGTCAGATAGCTTAGCAGGGATAAAGCGCCTGTAGAACAGAGGGGTACCCCAACGATCAAGCGGAAAATCCGGATCGCCATCAGGGACAAGAATAATCTCATCTGTCTCTAGGTCTGTTGCAGGGAATCGTTCACCATACGGTGCGGGGTCAATAAACATCCGCTTGACCCAACCATGCCCGGGGCCTCCCGGGTTTGTAGCCGCACGCATTGAGAGGTACGGCTTTAGTTCTGGGTCTTTAGTTCTGAGACGAGACCTCAAGTAGTTCCAAGCAAATGGAGTAGGGTGCTGGGTAAGCTCGTCAAAACCAATCCATACGAAAGACTGTCCTTGATAACGGAGAACATCCTTTTCTTGCTCCAAGTACGTCATCCAGAGGGTAGCACCGGACGGGAAGGTCCATTGTTTGTCCTGCTGGTTCCATTTTGCTTTAGGGTACAGGGCAGGATACATCTTCTGAGACTCCCAGATGAGTTCTTTGAGCTCATCGTTGGTACGTCGTAGAAGCAATCCCCTAAAATTGGAATGTCCGAAGTACCGGGCAGCGTCCGCCAGCAGTGCATAACTCTTTCCACCACCTGCGGCCCCTCCATATAGTACTTCAAGCTCACCGGCAGCCAAAAAGACTACCTGACGAGGGTTGGGTTTGAAGATAATATCGTCTTCGTCCAGTCCTTCAGGTGTAGCGATCTCCGCGAAAAGCTCTGACGCTGCCGGGACAGTAAAAACAGGTGCGTCTGGTAGGGAATTCTCTCGAATAATGCCTATTTCAGCTTCTGCGCGGGCGATTCGCTTCTGTGCAGCGGCGATAGACCGCTTATCGTTAGCAATTTTGAGCTTCCGGCGACGTTCTAACCGCTCTTCATCGGTCAATTTCTTGACGGTACGCTTAGGAACGACGATTTTCCGGCGTACGGGCTTCCGATTTCTCGTCCAGACCTTCTTGAGGCCCATGTGAGACAGGGTATAACCCTTCGGAGAGTGTGTGTTGAGGTAATCTGCAGCTTCTCGGAGGGGAATTCCGTTATCCAGCATGTCTAAAGTGACATCTAGGACAAGGACGACCTCAGGGATGGCTACGATTACACGAGAATTTTCAGCAGAGACTTTGTAACCGTAGGGCAATCGCTTGCCGGGGTGTGGAAGATCGGGGTATTTTCCCAACCGGACCACTTCTTCGTCTGTCATTATTTCTTCTTCTTGGTTTTCTTGACCTTAGGGGGCTGTTTGCCGAGGGAACCCTTTTGGATTTTACGGCCTTTCGAGAAACCCTTCTGTACAGGATCGTCTTCTCGGGACAGATACTTCGCTGTCGCCCGTTGGAGCCTCAACCGGTTATTGAAAGACTTCGTAGCATCCATCTTGGGATCAATAGGATGTCTCTTGTCCATCCTTTTGGCAGCGTTATGCTGATCAACGACGTCTTTCCGGTAGTCTTTCGAGAGAGACTTTTCGTCAATCGGCTTCTTGTACTGCTGAGCCTCTCTGATAGCCTTGATAGTCCGGTTGCCCGGAGACATACCCATGGAATTAGCAAGGGCACCCGCAGAACGATCGTCACGAGACATCGTGTACTTGTTGCGCATGTCCTGAATGTTCTTTTCGGTCTTAGGCCGAATCGTAGAATAGCGCTTCATGACTTGACCTTTACGGTCTGCGGTTCGTACATAGGTGTCGGCTTATAGGGCTGACCCTGGGGGTTCAGAGGGCGTCTAGCAGGCATGCCAGCACCGGACATAACAGGATTCTGGAGGTACCCGAAAGAGCCCTGAGCGTTAGTCGTCGTCGGGATTTGCTGTGGCATCTTTACGGGATTGGCCATCGAGATTCCTTATTTAGGACGCTTAGTGCCCTGTTGGTCGTTCTTCTTCAGGATGTTCAAATGGAACTGAGGATCACGAGAGTCATCCTTAGGCATCGCCATCTTCGTGGGCTTTAACGGGTAACAACTAGAACCAGCCATTAGTACCCCCTACGAGACTTCTGCATCGGGATCATCGGCTGCTTTGCTTTCGTAGCAAGACCGCGCGGAGTTTCCTTAGACTTGGTCACCATCGGCTTCTTCATCGCACCACCAACAGCTTTACCAGCCTGCGGGAGCTTAGCGACGGGCTTGCCACCCGGGACGTTCATCGGAGTAGGATTCAAAAAGCCCGGACGGGGCTGACGGGAGATCGGCATTACTTTTTCCTTTTTTTGTAATACGGGTCGAACCCGCTTGGTTGCTTCACCCGGGTAGGCTCGAACGAGCTCCGAGTCTTCGACGTTTCTTTCTTGGTCAGGGTATTCCGAAGAATAAGCTGAGAGGCTCTCTCGGGTTTCCGAACAACAGACTTAGCCTTTTCTTTGATGAGATCGTAAGTGCCTCGGTCGTAGTTGAGCTTCTTGGTCACCCGGGCTTTCGGCTTCTCGCGGATGTCTTCGATCTTGCCTTTAGGCTGTCTCTTGTTGTACTGCCATTTCATAGGAGCCTCTGTGAATTTGTGGGGGATATTACCCTCCCCCGGGGTTTACACTATGACTTCGCCAAGGCCCGTACGTAATCGATGTACAAGTCTTGGGGAGTAATCGGATTAGTATCTGTACCGAATCGTGTCAGATTGACAATCATGTAGACCTTGTTGAGGAACCATGACAGCGTAGGAGCACGTTGGACTTCCTTGCCGTTGACGAACACCTGGGTTAGATCACCCGGGGCGTCACCGAACTTAGTCGTGATCGTCCAGTACTGACCGTTAAACAGATTGCCTGCAGGGTTGGCACCGAACAGCAACGAACCGTCGCCAGCATAGAGATTCTTGACCTTGTCGAGTCCGACGTAGTTCGGGTTGTTCGTCCGATTCGGGAAAGCACCCGGAGCAAGAACACCAGCAGGCTTGTAGTGAACGCCAGCATGGAAGCCCTCAGGATCGGAGCCATAAGCCTCGATACAATCAAACTCCATCCGAGTATCTTCGACAGGATTCTTCTTGTCGTTAGTCAGGAGCCATAGAGGAGCTGGCCACGCACCGTTACACGTCGGGACAGTCGTCATGTTGATGCCAGAAGGACACTTGAAGCGTACTTCGAAGACACCACCACCTTGAGACCAGCCTTCGCCGAGCTCGTTGACCGACTGAATCAATCCACCCTTCCACTGATTTGTATTCGGCGGATTGGGAGGAGTAGTCGTGGCATCGAGCTTGATCATACGAATACGAAGAGCTTTGCCATCAGTAGCAGCAGGATCATCTACAATCGAAAAAGGATCGTAGTAGTCTCCCGGCTGAAGACCCAGAGAGGCATCACCAAAAGAAGAACGTGCAGCAGCAAACCATTTTACCGTCGCAGGGTTGGCATCCTTCCGACCGATTGTAGCCATACTAGTGAAATCATCACGGAATGTCTCGACATAACCAGTCAAATCAAGAGGAGTGCCAGCGTGAGACTCGTCCCATGCCCAACCATCGAACGGCCACGGGATCAAGGCCAACTCACCATAGCGAGTCCTGATCATCGCCTTAAAGGCATCGAACTCGGCCTGTAGTTCAGGATCACCAACGTTTGCTAGAGCTTCATCTAGTTCAGCTTGCTTCGCGATTAGATCAGCTTGGAGCTGTGCGATCTGATTATTAAGGACAAGGATTTCAGCTTCGAGGACTGAGATATTGGCAGTCGCGGTTGAGAGCTGAGCGGTCAGGAGAGCCTTGTCTGCTTCAAGAGCAGCGATCTGTGCGAATAACGCATCGATCTGGGGCTTGAGGTTCGTAATATGGATTGCTCCGGCGTTTAGTTCCGACTTGGCATTACCAAACTTCTGGCCAAGCGCAGACAGAGTATCATAAATTCCCATTGTCGTCGTCCTTTCTGTTAGGTTACAAAATGGGATTGCCTGTATTGATGTCTTTGTTACCGGAATAAACAGCTCCACCAATGCCAGTACCTGAGATATAATTTCCGTAGATACTGTTACCCATCAAATTATCAGTGACCTGATTACCTGCAGAATCCATGCCCTCGATATAAAGGACGGACGTACCACCGTTCATGCGGTTGTTCCTGATGACGAGACCCATGGCACCTTGCTTCTCGCCAACGCCGTCATCGAACGAACGATTACCACACGTCATGGATGAGCTGACTTCTGGATATCCGTCGATGTTGTTGTGTTCGATCAGTGAGTAGTTACCAGAGCCGCCGTGGAGCTGGATGCCGTCGATATGCGGATCGTTGGACGCGGTATAAGCAATCGGGTGGTGGAAGTAGTTATCCATCACCTTGTGGTATGAGCCGGTACCCAGTACAACACCATCCTCATAACCAGAGATGTTGCAGCGACGAACCGTACCGCGATTGGCACTGGTCTGCGTCACACCCTCGAATACTACACCACGCGAGCCGGCATTGGGACCACCGATCAGGGTGCAATCCTCAACGAGGCAGTCATCAGCTTCGACGAGAATGCAAACGTCGGCGTTACGGGTGACCTTGCAGTTCCTGACGATGACATTGTTATGCCGCACGTAGATGTACCCGGTCACATTCTTGAGCTCAATAATCTGGCCCGCAGCAGTCGTGGTGATTGAGCCAGAAGCAACAAGGACGCCCTTGGCTCCTGTCGTAGTAGCGTCGGGCCAAGTCAGAGTCGGAGGGGGCGGAGGAGTAGTTCCGGCTTCGAGCTCAGCAATACGCGCTTCGAGCGTAACGATCTGAGCTTTCAGAGTGAGAATCTCTGCTTGCAGCGTCACGATAGTGGCAGCCTGAGAAGTTTTGAGAGCCTCTAGGGCTGTGACCTGAGTCTTAAGAGCAGCTGCCTTTGAAGTAATTGATTTAGAAGAAGCGGAAATTCCATCGATGAGTTCGATGTTAGTGGCCATTTGACCTCCTAGCTAGTGCTGGGTCTTGCTTCTTTTGAGTCGCTTTTTGAATGCAGCGATCCCCTGACCTACAAGATCAGACCCCTTAATCTTGCTCTTGGTCAGTTTCGACTTCGATAATGTCTGCTTGGAATTCTTTTGCTGACGCATAACGTTGATACTCTTGGACCTCTTTGGCAGGAAGGATAAATATCCCACCGGTGGGGACAGAAAGATTGACCTCAGGGCCCTTCTCTACAAGACCAACACGATCGGTGATCATTTGGATGGTCTTCAAGAGGTTGGACGCTCCCGGTTGGTTGGGGTTGTCTAACATCGAGACCAGTTTTATAAGGGCCTTGGGAGTGTGGGCAGACAAAAAAGATTGGGCATGGTCGAGGATTTCTTGGCGGAGGGGAGTAATAACTTCCTTGACCGTCGTCTGGTCCGAATAGCCTGCTAATCTCATTGCCTCCCGGAAATTGCCTTGTGACTCTCCGAACAAGGCCGCAAGGAATGTCTGTTGTTTAGTTGTAAGCTCTGTGTTCGTAGTAGATGGAAGTCCCATGGTACGACTATGATTCCTTATGTTGACAGTGTCTTTTTGAAAAATTACCCCGGGGGTGTATACGCATAGGGGGGTACCCGGGGGTGGCAGTCGCCCGGAGTATTACTGCAAGTATATACATACTATATGTGAGTATAGCGGGGAAATCGCGGGGATATATTTGTGGTTATACTTGTGAATACTACGAGATATACTTGGGGAATAACAAGTATAAGTTGTCTAAGTATTCCTTTTTAGCAGCAAGAAAGCTAAGGGTGTAGGATCGT